ATGGAAGAAAGAAAATTAAAAATTCGCTTTGGAAAATCCGGAAATGGAGGGGTAAACCCTACTATGTCTATTCCTAAAAAATGGGTAGATTCTATGGGGATTGCAAAAGAAAATAATGAGGTCATTGTTGTTTTTGATGAAGAGACTAAAACAATTAAAATCACAAAATGAAAGGGAGCAAATGCTCCCTTTTACTTTAATTTCTTATTCTTACATTGTTCTAAAATCTCAAATAGAAATGGCGGAACTTTTACCCCTAATGTTTGCACATTTTCCAACATAGATATAATTTCATTTGCCACGTAAAAACATATCGTGATAAATCGAACATTGATTTTTATCATACCGGTTCCAAGCAATAAATCAATTTTAGCGGCTGCTGAAATAATCATAAGTATTATTATTTTTTTGACAATCCCCTTGAATCCTGCTTTACTACTTAAATTTTTCACATAGATTGCTTTCATAATTCCGGAAATATAGTCAAATACCATAGCCCATAAGATTACTTTAATAGCAGCATCCTCTCCACCTGTCATATAAAAAATTATACCAATCATAATTCCAAAAATCCATGTAAACCCGTTTAAAAGTTTTTCAATAACATATAAAAATGTTACTACTATTTCTTTTACTACTTCTTTTATTATTTCCAAATTTTCTCGCATAATCCCTCCAGAAGTTTATAATTTCAGTATTTCATACCAACTTTTGTAATATTTTAATGCCTCTTCTGTGTGATCAATAATCGCAACATCTTTATATCCCTCGTTTTTAATTTTTTGTTTCCAACTTGATTCTCCAAAGTTCCTAACAGCTCTATACATCGCTGTTCTTTTAAAAAAAGAAACTCCTAATTCTTTCATAATGTGTAAGAATATTCTATCTGCTAGAGTCCTGTTAATTCCTGTGTCATTGCATTCACTGTAAAGAAAATCATGTATAATTGCAGCCGGAGTATATTTCCCTTGTGGAGGAAACAATGTCCAAAATATACGTGGAACTGATGCTCCATCTGTAATAAATCCTTTGGGTACTGTTATACAGTACCCATTTATCTCTCTTATATAATCTTGATACAATCTGCTTTTTCGTCCATCTGGAAGAGGTTCTGTGATTAACTTAGTTATCTCCATTCTCTTCTTCCTCATCTATATCAATTTTTCGCCCAGTTCCAAATACATCAGAAAATTTTTGTAGAGTTTTTTCAATGACATAAATAATTCTTTTTCTACTTAAAAAATAACGGATCAACAGCTTCGCAGGAATTGGTAATGTTTCTGTCCTTACTTCTACAAATTTTACAGCTGCATTTAGCTTTTTCTTATTTTCTCCGTGCTTAAATGAAGTTTCTGCCATAATAACTGCTCCGTCAAACAAGTTAATATATTTTTTTCGATTATATAAAATATAGATAAGTATTACTCCAGCTACTGCCATCCAAATCCACTGTTCTTGTGTAAACCCTTCAAAATAAGTTATTCCTTTATTTAATAAATTTTGCATAATTTTCCTCCTTAATCTCCTTACAATCTTTTATTTAAAAGCTATTGAGCTAGCTCCTTTGATTTGCCAGTGTGGTCCATCCACATAATTTTTAAAACAATTTCCTCCCCATTCAACTCCATATTTTTTTGTTAGTCCATGTGCTACAGCTATATGATAAATTTCTTTATAAAAATGAAAATCTCTAGCACTCCCTTTATAAACTAGCTTTCCATTTTCCATTTTTAATACTCCTATATCCACCGCATATCCTAGCCCATCATATTTTATTTGATGATTAGATTTATATCTGTATCCGTCTGCTCCTGTAACCTTATTCCCCGGTCTTGTTCTTCCTTGTTGATATAGGAGATTTTGATATTCTGCTGTTCTGACTCCTTGAGTAATTTTGAAATCATGAGGAGAAATTGCTATCAACTCTTTCATAAATTCAACTAAATTAGGATGCACCCCCTTCATTGCTTCAATCGATGCTTTACTCAATTTATACATTCTTCCTCCTTCTTAAAAATTATTTAATCAAAAAGTTATTTTCTCTATATCCTCAATCGTTGTTGCTAACTTTAATGCTGTATCCAAACTCTTAAATTGTTTAAATATTTTTCTTTCTCTTTCAGAGTACAACTCAGGAATTTTACTAAGCTCCGTATACGTAAAATCCTTATACGTATTATCCGCCAATCTCCACTCCTCTGTATCCTCCCCTTTTAATACTTTTGCGAGTAATCCTAGAAAAATTCTGTCAAATTTTCCTCGGTCTTCAGAATTTCGAACTTGAAATAAGCTCCCGTTCATTTCTAAATTCTCCTTACACAATTCGTCTCTTTTTATCTTCAATTCCTCAAGTTTTTCTTTTTTTACATCCTCAAGATTCACTATCCATTTTGTTCCACTCCATTTGTGCCAAACACTTGGTTTTTGCAGAACTATAATTTTCCCATCTTGAATAATTTCTCCTTCGTTTAGAGAAATTTCTACCCCTTCAACTGCAAGTTCTTCTCGTGTTTTTTCTTGAATATTTCCATCTTCTAATTTTGGATATTTAATATCTAAATCTGTTGCATGATAATTAGATTTCCAATCCGGATAAAATTTTTTAGGATTTTTTTTAAAATCTTGCAATGTTGTTACATAAAGAGACTCTATTTTTTCAAGTTCTTCATTATATATATGAACAATAGTAAGCATGTTATTTTTCTCCTTTCATTTCTGTTATTTTTTAGTTTGATATTTTTTGATTTGATTTAAAAATCTCTTCAAAAATCTTATTACTTTAGAAAATAAAAATCTAATAAAATCAGTACTTTATAAAAATGCTTGTCATGACATAAATAAACTTTTTTGTAAATATTCTTCTGCAGAAGAAAAAATAAAGTATTGAAATTAAAAGAGTTTTAAATTTCGAGAGTATCGAAATTTTGTGTAGATTTTTAAATCTATTTAAAAAATACCTAATTTTTTTCTTAATTTAATTAAATCATTTCGCACCTCCTCTGCACTCTCTTGTGCTATGTAATGTTCATTTGTAACTTGCAAACCTTTATGATTTGCATACTTACTTGCTAAATCTATTCCACTTACACATCAGTCGTAGAAAGTAAAAACTTTACACCCAAAATACTTCCGGAAAATTGGGAAATTTTATTTGTTACTCACTCAGGGGACAATGATTTTAGTAATTATGCTTTTACCTCAACTATTCCACGAGTAAGCTTGGAAAAATCGAAACTTCTAAATATTTATGAAATGTGGGGAGGTGACGATACTGATTGGTTTAATCTGACGTATAACAGCTATAGTAGAGAATTAACAATCAAAAATAAACAAAACTCAGACAATGATGTTATTATAAGTATACTTTAGTTTGAACTAATTAGTACTGAGATTCTGTGAATTACCATATCGGATCCTTCGCCACGACCATTTAAATAAAGTTCGTTATTTTTTATTTTTACACTACCTTCAGAGCCATCACCACCGAGTTCTAAGTCATAAATTCTGCCATCACGATTGGTATTAAATATTGTCATTGTTCCACTATTTTGATACCCGAAATATGCTTCTATATTGCAAATAAGCCATCCTTCAGGAAGTCTACAAATATAACCATTTGAAGTATGTGTTCCATCAAACACCATTTGAATTTTATATAAATTTTCTAATCTATTCAAAATTGCTTTATTTGAAAATGGTTTAAAATATGATGCACTAGCATTTGTTAAATTGTTATCTTGAGTACAATAGAACATCTCTTTTGTATTATCATCATAATAAGCATAGTCTTGATACTTCCTTCCATATTCTTTTATCAAGCCTCCGTATTTTGTAACCCCCATACTTTCCGATAATCTCTTCCCTTCTAGTACGGTTCCTTCTTCAATTCCAAAATTTTTATTAAATGCACTATTCTTCGAAAAACTCCTCTCATATCTATCATCATGGTTGTGACTTTCTGGGGGAAATACACGAGGTTTTCCTTTAATGCTACCCCATGTAACTTCTATAGCTCCAGTGAGTTTTTTTGTAGCTTGCCACAAATTATATAATGCTCTTCCTGATGCTACCTTGTCTGGTCGATCATATTCATAGTTATCAGTCTTATCTAAATTATACCCTGATTTTTTATCTTCAATTTTTGGCTCATATTCTTCGTGTTTGTGCTTGCTTGGCGGGAATTCTTTCGGCTTATTTTCAATAGATTCCCATGTTAATTTTAGTTTAGAGAGTCCATCTTTAATTTTCTTGCACAGAGAAAATAAATATTCCCAAGTCATTGGGATTAAATCCTCATCCGGTGTACTTGATTTATTCCAACTTCTACTCCCTCCAACATTCTTATACCAATGCCCTAAGTCATCCGAGTAGGCTTTGTTTTCTTCCAAATTACTTCTCCCTTTTAATGAACCTACAGCAGAGACTCCATTCTCTGTATACACTTGATTTGCTACATCTCTTGTTAAAAAAATAATTCCCTCTCTTACATGAATTTCTGCTTCTGTATCTGAAGAAATTGCCATATATATTTCATGAATAGACTCATATGTTGTACCTAGTTTATTACTTGGAAAAGAATCTGCTTCTACAGCTGTCGTATAAGCATATAAAATTTCTTTCGGGTCATTTTCAAGCTTAGCATACACTCCAAATTCTTCCGTTCTGAAACTTTCTTCTACATTCTCATTTGAAACCTGTACTGTTAAAATGGCAGTTCCATTATCATTACGTATATTCATGACAACTAAATCTATTTTTTTGCTTTTCAAGTCTGTAACTTCTCTTAAATTTCCCGAATGTTTTTGATCACCAAAGGCAGCTTTTGTGAATATTACCTTTCCTTCTCCTGCTAAAGCTCTTGATAATAGATTTCTCCCTTGGTTCGTTACAATATGTCCATTGAATTCAGCCATTTCTGCCCCCCCTATTTTCTTTTGTAAAAGTATACATTCCATCTTTATGCTCTGCACTAATATGATTTAAATAAAAGTACACTCTCTGAGGAAGTATATTCATTTTATTGCCGTATCTTAAATAAGTTCCAATATATAAGCTATTTTCTGTTGTACTCCTAAAAGAAATACCCGTAAGATGTTGTGATTTTTTTTTCACAACTTCTACTCGATTTATAAGTTTTTCTAAATTTTTATCCGTATTCCCTTGAATTTCTATCTTGAAAGTTCCAGCTTTCCCATCAAATTCTGGAAATTCCAAAATTTTTGAATTATCATAGAAAATATTTAGAGCATTTTGAACTGCTCTGTTTGTCCCCTTAAGTGCGTGTATGTTAAATGATTGCTTACAAGCTTTTCTTTTTTCTTCAAGTGTCATTGTAAAATCATAAAAATCTACGCTTAATTCTTTTGCTACGAAATCTAATTCCCATTCGCTCATACTATCAATTCTTTCTAGAAATTCGAGATATTCAATATTTGATACGACATGTTTTGCTATCAATGCATCAATTACGGTTAGTATCGCTCTATATTCCTTACTTAAAATACTTGGTGCCAAATCTCGTATATTCGTTACATCATAAATAAAATTCTGCTCCTTCATCTCTGCTCACTTCCTTTGTAAGACACATTTATATTCCTGATGTGAGGCAGATGATATGCTTTTCCTTTGAATTCTCTTGGTTCTTTTATATCAATTCTCTTTATTCCTTCAACACTTTTTGAAACCTCTATAATATCCTGTAAATTTATGCTTTCTCCCATTTTAAAAGACTTTGAGTATTTATTTAATGCTTCTTTTAGATCTTGTTCTATCACAGATTTCGATACTATCGAATTGTCATAAACCCAGTAGTCTAAATCAATATTATAGTCATGTATTTCCGGATCTTTAATTTCAATCTGATCATTTAGCACCTTAATATCATGATCTTGAACTATGAAGTTTTTTATTTTTTCTCGCTCCTCTGAGGAAATTTTTTCAATTCCATTTACGACATAAATATCAATATAATTTGGCTTTGGACTATGTATAAAAACATCTGTGACTAATGAGGATGCTTTTTTTGTCCAATATTCGTATGCCCCCTGTGACCCTCCTGAAGTAAACGATTCTGGAATCAATTCAAGTCTTTTTCTATATTCCTCATCTTCTTCTATCTCCCTTCCCCCTGTGACTTCCGTAATATTTTCAACTTTTTCAAAATATTCATATCTATCTACAATTTCTTTTAATTCTCCTATTAAAATTTTTCCAAGATTTCCAGCCATTTCCGCCACTGCTATAACATCTACATAAGTATTCCCTTGAAAAATTTTATATTCCTTTTCAGTATAAAATAAATATTTCTGATAAATAAACCGGGTTCCTTTTGGAATGATGACATCTTTTGCTACCTCTGTAGAAATATAACATCTTATAGTAGTTCTTGCCTTATTTGCTTGTAATCTCGCCCCTCTACTTCCATAGAAAGCTCCCTTTAGATCGAGTCTTTCTTCTCGACTAAATTTTAAAAAATTCTGCAAAGCCACATCATTCATTTGTGCTTTAATATTTCCTAATAAAGCTGCAACAGTCGAATAAATATATGTTTTTTCATTGCATAAAGGAAGGTGTTCTCCTGTGATTTCTTCATGAAATCGCAAAGCATCCGCTAATATTTTTTCTGAATCCGATTCAATTAAAATCATTTTATTCAACGACACTCACCTCGCATTCAATCTTTAATCCATTTTCTGTTACATCGCAGAGTACATTCTCTAACTTCAACCCTTGAATGTACTTGCTTATTTGTTGTTGTAATTCACCAAATATAGCATTTCTTATAACTGTTACTGGTTTATCAATCATTCTAGTGTCAAGCCCTAAATCTCGATGAAGAGGTACTGTTCCTCTTCTTGTATTCAGAAGAATAAATAATTCTCTTAGTTTTGGATGCTTTGGTATTTCTGTGCTTAATACTTTCATTCTATCCCTCCTGTAATCCCATTAACCATTTGGTTTCTTGTTTTTTGGGAGAATACATTTTCTCTTTACTTTTATTCTTCTTCTTTAATGTTTTTTTATTTTTGGTCTTATTTTTTCTTTGTCCTTGGTTTTGATTCCTAGAAGTCATTTTATTTTCAGTAGATATAATCGATCTTTGAATTCTTGGAATATACTCTTTCAATGTTAAAGCACATTCCACAATTTCTAACTCTCCATTTCCTAAAGTACTCTTAACGCCTTCTTTAAAACTTGTTAACATAAAGCCATGTTCTGACAAAGGTTTCCCTCCAAGTATTAGAGGATAATACTCTCCATTTTCACAAATTTTTTCCAACTTTAAAATTGTCCCCGGAATATCTACTAGTGAACTAATCAGTTTAATGTTAAATGAAATATTTCTTAGGTTTCGATGCAGAAACTCTGTATATGCGACTTCTCCCAAATTTTCATGTTCTTCTGTTCTTGATGAAAAATCAATATCCATCGAAGTTGGAGTTAATAGTTTATTTCTAGAGACTGTAAAGATAATATCTCCATAACTTCCTAATGTTCCAGAATGAGAAAAAAGAGAGAAATTATTTAAAAAATCTTTCGCTAATCTTCCATAATTCATTATTTTTTACTCAACTCCTTATATTTAACAGTTTCTATATCTAAAATACCTTCTTTTAAATCAACTTTTTCCGTTTTAAATCCTTTTTTTGCTTCCATGCTTCCATTTACAGAAGTATTTCCGTTTATAGTTGCATCTTTTTCTATTGTTACCATTCCCGTAATTTCTACGTCACTATCAATTTTTGTTAAATTTCCTTTTAATATAATATTTCCGTCTTCTTTGATAGTAACTATTGATTTTTGAAAATCAATTTTATATTCATCTTCTTTCGATTCACTTAAATTTTTATCTGAAAAATAACTCCCTATGATATATCCTCTATCTGTATCATCTCCAAGAAAAATACAAAATACAGGAGTATTTATTTTTGGAATAGCTGCTATTTTATTTTGAAATGTTAATGGAGACAAAATTGTTAAATCTTCTGTAATATGATTTTCATATTCTGGAAGTTTTACTTTAGCTGTATAATTTGTAGGATTGATACTATGTACGAATCCGATTGCCCCCTTAATTGCACTCATCATTTTGCATCACTCCTTTTAATTTTATATGCTTCTAACGATGTTTCAAATTTAGGGAATTTGTGTTGTATTCTAGTGACAACGTACTTTCCTGAAAACTCTCCTGCATCTAAAATTTCAATAACACATCCCGCAAATAATTCTTTGCATCCTATTATTTTTAGGCTAATCTCTATCTCTCTTTTATTGATGTTTTCCAATGTTTTCTTTGCTAATCTTTTTAAATCTCCACCTTTTGGCTTTGATTTTAAAACATATATTTTTTCCGGATTTTCTTCTTTTTCTCCAGTTTCTAGCTCTTTTTTAGTGATGACTACTTTCTCTTCTTTTTGAGTTTTCATGTTAAAAAACTTCACTTCAATGGCATCATAGATATCATTTGTCTTATCTTTTATCTGAAAATCTGAAACATTATTCAAACTTACTGTTAAAAGAGTTTTTTCTCCAACAAAGATTTCTTCTTCAAAAAGCACTAAGATCCCGTTTGTAATTTTTAATTTAATCCCTTCATCTTGTGCTATTTTATTTAAAAATTCAAAATCTGCTTGTTCTTCTTGCTTTATATTTTTTAGTAAAATATTGTCTTTTACTTTATAAAAATATTTAAGTTTATACTTATCTGCAAATTCTTTTCCCAAAGCTTCTAATGATACTTTTGCCCATATTTTGGAATGTTTACTATCTTTTGCATGTAAAGGACCAGATATTGCTTTAAATGTTGCTTCTTTCCTTGAAAATTGTCTGTTATCTATGTTATAAACACCAATCTGATGATATTTTTCTCCCTCTAATTCTGATTCCCAGTTTATTGTTTTTATTCCAAGAGTAATTTCTGTTTTTTTAGGAATTACCCAATTGGAAGTTAGAAATTTATTATTGTCGTTATTTAACTTAATAACTAACTCGTCTAAACTACCTTCTAAGTGTTCTGTAACATCTGTAGAAGTTATATATGGTAATAATTGCTCTGTAACATCCACTTTATTTATTATAAAAACAGGAGAGGCTCTCCTTGTTATAGTATTGCTAACCATGGTGCCACTCCCTCCTTTTCTTCCTTAGATATTTCAGGAATTGTCAATTCTATTCCTGCTGGAAAGATGACGAACTCGGAAAGTTCTATATTTGCCTCTAAGAGTTCCTTCATAAATTTTTCATTTCCAAACAATTTGAAACTGATTAAATCCCAAGTATCTCCTTGCTCTGTCTTATAAAGATAATCTTGCACGAGTTTCATCTCCTTCCTGTATTTTAATAATTTGTTCTTGTAATTCCTGTAATTTTCTTTCTAACGCTTCAATAATACTAGATTTTGTTTCCTCAGATACTCCTGAAAAATGATTCTGCATTGTTATAGTAATAGGAGCGCTTCTGTCTCCTTTTTTGCTATTTTCTTTTCCTGAAATTGCTGTTGAAAGTCGACTTCTTAAACTTCCAAAAATACTTTCATTTTCTTCTTTTGTAAGAACTCTTTCTCCTCGATGCAATTCCGCTATATATCCATTAAATGGAACATAAGGTAATCCAGTGGCATGACTTCCATCAACAGCTTTTTTCTTTTCTTTACCTTGTGAGAATAATAAATTTACTCCCGGTATCGATTTAATAAAATCTACTGTTTTATCCTTTGCTTTTCGAACCAATTCCGGAATAGCATTGAACAAATCTACAAAGAAATTCTTTATTTTTTCTTTCAGAGAAAACATGATTTCTTTTAGCTTTCCAAAAATTAACAATGCTTTTTCTTTTATGAAATCCCAATGACGAATAACTGCTCCAAATGGTACAAAATAAATAAGAATATTCCATCCTACCCATTTTGCTTTTTCAACAAGCCACAGGAACCCTTTTATAATTTTTTCTGTCAACCATGCTGTTGCTGAAGCTATTTTTTCTTTTATCCATCCCATTGCTTTTGGAATATTTTCTTTTATCCAATCCCAATTTTTATAAATAAGATACGCAGCGGTCGCTACTACAGCAACTAATAAACTAATAGGTCCACCTAATACTGCAATACCTGTTTGTAACGCTGATAAAATTCCTCCAGCCGATTTTACAACTGTAAATACTCCTGAAATTGCCTTTCCAAATGCTATTACTTTGGAAGTTATAGAAAATACACTTATAAATACAAGAATATTATCAATCCCGATGGTATTTAAGAACTTGAAAATATTCCATAATACTACTCCTATTTCTTTTGCTGCTTTAAATGCTTTTTTTGCATTTTCAATAAAATCTTGCCAAAATAGATTTATTTTATTATCAGTTTTGATACCAGATAAAACATTAGATAATTCATTCGCATATTGTGTAGCCAAACTTACAAGATCTGTTCCACCCTCTGTAAAAATAGCCTCTCCAATCCTAAGCTTTACATCAGAAATTGCAGATTTTAATAATGCCCATTTCCCAGAAGGACCTTCTAGTAAAATGTTTGCCATTTCTTTTGCCTTACCCTGTGCATTTGCATTTTCTCTTGCAAATTGTTCTAATGCATCCGCTCCTTGATACATAACACCATTTACTTCTTTTGTTGCAGTCAAAAGCTTGTTCATAGCTAATGACCCTTGATCTCCAAATAAATCTTTTAATAATCCTAATTTATCAATTCCCGGCATTTTAGTGACTTTTTGTAGTTGTCTTACAAAAGAAACCATGCCAATAAATTCTCCATCAGTTCCTTTTACTTGGACTCCCAATTTCTTTAGTTTATTTTGAATCCCTGAATCTGCAATTTTAGAAAAAGCGGCTTTTAAATCTCTTCCTGCTTGCCCTGATTTAATTGCTTGATCTCCCATAAGACCAACTGTGGCAGCAGTAGTAGCTAAATCCATATGTAAATCGTGTGCCCCTGCAGAAGCATATTTAAAAGCTTCGCTAAGACCTTGCACATTAGTATTACTTCTTGCCATAGTATTTGCCAATATATCTGCAGCTCCCCCAATATCATTTACTGACAGATTAAACGCTTGCATATGGTCAGAAATCATATCCGATATCATGACAAAATCTTCTCCAGAAGCTGCTGCTAAATCAAATACTCCCGGTAATGCTGCTATAATTTCTTTTGGCTTAAATCCAGCTAATGCAAATTTCTCCATTCCTGCTGCCGCTTCATCTGCTGTAAAAATAGTTGTCTTTCCAACTTCCATTGCTTTTTGCTTCAATGCTTGAAATTCTTCTGTAGTTGCTCCTGTTAATGCTTTTACTTTTACAATTTGCTTGTCGAATTGTAAATAGTCTTGTGCGGAACTTACTCCAATTCCAATTGCTGCAGCTGTTCCAACAGCTAGAGCCGTTTTTGCTACAGATTTCACTTTTTCTTTGAACTTTCCAAAGCCTTGTTTGAAATTATTAAATCCTCCAGCAATTTTTTGTTGAGCTGTTAATTCCTTATATTTTTTCTTTGTTTGCTCAAGCTCTGATTGGAGTTGGTCAAATGGAATTTTTAATTTCTTCAACTCCATCCCATATTTTTGATACGATTTGCTTTGACTTTTAATTGTTTTCTCCAATTCTTTTGCTTTCTGATTTAAAGCTTGATATTTTTGTTTTTCTTGCTCTGTCAAAGCTTTTCCAGCCTTTTTTGCATTTTCAAGAAGTTTCATCTCTCGTCTGGTTTGTACATAAATCTTATTTGTTTCTTTCATTTCTTTTTTTAGCTGCTGTTGTTCTCTTCCAACTCTCATAGCTCTTTTCAATTGTTCTTGTCTTGCACGCAATTCTTTTGCTTGTGACGCTACTTTCTTTAAGTGACCGGGAAGCATCTTATCAACATGCCCTTTTAATCTGATAATAAGATTCATTCCTTTCGATGACATTTTCTCACCTCCCAGATATGCTTTCTTCTATATGTTCAACTAAATTGTTAATCCTGTAGATGTCACAATCCATAAGGTAAGAATATGAAATATGCATATTCAAACCTAGTGGATTGTTCAGACTTATGATCAGTTCATCTAATAACTTTAGATGCTCTGTTTCTAAGTCATCTAGTCTTCTTCCCCCAAAAAATCTCGCACCACATTTCTAACCTTTGCAAAATCTTTATATGGTAATTTTAAAAACTTTTCATGAGAAATATCTGATGTATATTCTGCTACCAACATATAATAGAAATCATCAAATTCTTCCATCATAGCCGCATTTCTTTTTCTCAATTTTGCATATTTTTTCTTAATATTGATGATAGAGTTTCCTGTCAGTTTTCCAAAATCCAATATAATTGTTTGCCCATCTTTCAATACAATATTTGCCACTAATGTATCTCTCTCATCAACATTCAAATTTTCTTGCTTTGTTAACTCTCCATTTCTTTCTTGAATTTCTTGCTTTGCTAACTCTAAAGCTTCCTCATGATTGTATCCTTCTTTCATCGTCCCCTCCTATGCCAATAAACTCTTAATTTTTCCATATAAATCGACTCCATTTACAATCGCTTGACGATTGTAAACATCAATTTCATGTTTTACCATTCCATCAATTTCTTCTTTGTAATATGTTAACGATAACTCTACTTCTGTTTCATTTTTGGTGGCTTTTCCCAAGTCACCACCTGTAGTTTTCTTAACTTTTCCTTTCATAGAAACTATGATTTTTTGTTCTTCTTGATCATGTGTTTCTGTGTTTTCTACTAAGATGACCGCATTTGCAGTCAAGTTTACATTTCCGGGACCTAACATCACATCTTTACATCGATTTATGAATTTCAAGCTCAGACTCATCGAGTTGAAAGAAGTAGGAATCACTTCTTCATGTTCAATCACTCCTAATCCTGTGATAGACTCTGTCTTATGCTCAACATCCGGAAGTGTTATTGTTCCAATTCCTACTAATTCTTGATTTCCATTTTTATAGATAATTGCATCTTCTATAATCGTCGCTCTTAGCATTTACTCCCTCCTTATTGTTTGAACAATAAATTCAAATACTCTGTATCATACTCTAAGATAAATTCTAGTGTTTCCCCCGGAATAATAGCTCCTAAATAGATATGCCACTTGAATTTTCCAGCAAGCATTTCTTGTTGTGGGTTTTCAGCCGGAAGAAACTCTACTCGCCCTCCTAATAACTTATCTTCTGTTTGTAAAGAGCTTAGCCAGACATTAACATTTGTTTCAATACTCTTTGCTCTTGAGGGTGTCATTCCTTTATCTACTTCTTCTATATTATTCAACATGATCATATTCCCAATGTATTTAAACATCCGTTTAACAGGAATCCAGACATCTTTAGGATCTGTATTTCCTCCCGGTTGGAATATAGAAGTTCTGTTGCCCCAAAATACAGTTCCGTTTGGCTGTCTAAGAATAGTAGAGATTCCATTTTCATTCAGTAGATTTGCTTCTGCTTCATCTAAATTTACCTTTTTAAACTCGCTTTCTTCATAATATCCAATCCCCTCCATTTTGCAATTCTTATTAGAAGGACTCTCGCAAGGGACTCCATCAAATTTCGCATCCACCGACTGCATCAGAAGAGCCGTACAAGTAGATAAATGGAATACTTCGTCTCCAATGTATGGACATCCCCATACAATAATTTGATCAGAATCAATATAATTTTTTTCTTTTTTAAAGGAAATTGCCTCTCCATATTTTGTTGTATTTGGAATTTCAGGAATTGAGATAGAGCCCCATTTATCATTTATAATTGAAGCTTTTGCATCTAATGCTGCTCTTACTTTTGCGGTAGAAAAATCAGGTGCTACAACACAACTTGGAATCATAGAATATTTTGGGAAAATTTCCTTTAAACACTCTAATCCTTTTGTTTCTAGTGTTTGGGGGTCAATACTTCCTATCACATCATTTTCTTGAATCTTTGATGTATCTAAGAAATTATATTCAACATCTAATTTTGTCACAGAACTTTCTGTCGATTTTAATCGGATTGTTAATTTTCCATCACTTTCAAAAGAGTAGGAATATTTTTCTATTGAAAGTTTTTGAGAAGTAGAATTATCTTTTACAACTAAAGTATCATCTGTAATAACTCCTATTTTTTCTAAGGTTACTTTAAATTCTTTTACAACTAAGCCGCTCTCTGTATGAGCAGTCTTATGTCTGCTAGGATCACAGACATTGATAACAACAATCGGCTTTACGTTATACACATTAAAAGCTAAATATAATGCTTCATTGATACTAAATCCTTTTATATTATTAATATTCCCAAAATATACAGCTGCATCTTTACTATTTTGAATAAGAACAGGCTTATTCACACAAGACATATCTCCCATATTTACAGTTCCTGCTCCAACAATAACTGTTGGCATTTTTGCAGATAGAAACATTTTTAAACTTGTCTCCTGCTCCTTTACCCTAGTACCGTGTGTAAATTGGCTCATTTTTCCCTCCTTAATAATTTTTACTATATTCGTCTAAATCAACGAAATCTTTTTCATATTCTTTATAATTTTTCATCATTCTAATTCTTTTCATCTGCTCTTCTGTATATAAAGATTTATGTTTGACGATAAATCCATTTTCTATGATATTTTTTCCAAGATATATATATGTTTTTTCAGAAGTTTGTGCTGTTTCCAACAATTCTTCTTTTTTCTCTGTTTTTGCCATCTCTCCTCCTTATATTATTTTCAAATTGTTAGTATAATAATCTCCATGTGCAATCGCTGGTATATTTAGCTGCATAACAATATCATAAATCCAATAATCTCCTCCAGTTATCTCCTCATTTAAGTAAGCATCCATATTCTCTAAATTGATAGAGTAAGAGTATCCATCTTTACTCTCTATAGCAGAAGGCTTATGTGTGAAATATGCTATCAAATATTCTGCTATTTGAGCTACTTCAAAGAACCCTTCTTCATTTTCCTCGTTTTTAGTCCCTATTCTGATTAAATAATCAGCTACTTTTTTACACTCTCCATTTTTATATTTTTGATTTGTCTTGAGTGGTCTAATCAAAATAAAAGGACATTCTTCCTCTTCTGTTAATATTTGTCCTTGTCTTAATTTTTTTACCTTTTCTTCTACATTATTTAAAGGAAGAAAAATTTTATAAAAATGGAATCCTTCTATCCCAGCTTTTTCAAAAGCTTTTTTTATTTCTTTTTCTAAAGACTCTGCGTTTCTTTTTAACGGATTCATTATTCCCATACTTCCTCAATCCTCTTTTCTAAAATTTCTGTGAATACTTGTTGAACTTTATCATAGATAATACTATCCTCCAACTGTAATCCCATATTTCTTGTAGACATAGATGTCGCATTTGTGATTTTATGTCTCTCTTCCCCTACTCGAAACATCAACTTTGGATTTCCTTGTTTATAAAATGCCCAAAATAATGTCTTCCAAGAAAATTGGGGATTTAATTTTACAATGCGAGTCTTGATATGCTCTCTTGTATATCCAGGATTCGGTTTTGAAAGAGAAAAATAATTTAATTTGCTTCTTTTTGTGCTTCCTAACAAAATTGCTTCACTATCTGTTGCTTTTACTTTTAAAGTTTTTCCAGAAATTTGACTTTTTTCAATCGTATATCGCTTAATAATTGATTTCTTATCCTCAATTTTTGCAATTTGAATTGCTTTTTTGAGAGCCTCTTTCACAATTTTATTTTCAAGATTTCCAAAATTTCTTCCAATTGCTTCTAATTTCTTTAAATTTTCTTCCGAAATAGACAATGTATACATAAGCTACCTCTTTTTCCCTGTTTGAGTAAAATTCTGCAAATACAAATGAATTACTCCAAAACGATACTCAATATCTAAAATTTGATATTCTTCTTTATCAATCGTTACATTTTCCCCCGTTCTAAGAGGAAGCGGAAAGTCTCTTGACTTGATAGAGACTTTCTTCCCATACCTCATTATTGTATTTGCATCTAAATTTTCCATAAATTTTCCAGTTAACTTTGGATTACTATGCCATTTTGTTATGACAGCATTCAATCGAATTCCACAAAAATTTATTTTTTCTGAAAAATCTGTGAAAAATACTCTCTCAATGTCTCGTTTGAACGTAGGATTCATTATTTTTTATCCTTAGCATTTTTTCTTCTATTTTTTTGAATTTCCGGATCTTCTTCAATAGCTTTTTTTCCTCTTTCATCAATTTCCTCTTCTGTTTGTCCAACTGTTGTATTTTCCTCTGTATTTAATATTCCTACCACATTATCTTCTCCTTTTATTTCGTCACTTACGAACTCTGCAACTTCTAAATCCAATAATCGTTCTGCTTCATCATCTTCAATAACAAATTCGTCTCCAAATTGATAGAGAGTGTTACCCACTCTAATATTTCCTAGTGCCTTTATTTTCTTCATAATCTCCTCCCTAAATAACAGTATCTACCCACCAAGATTTCACATCTACTCTTGGTAAACATAATGGTGCTGAATGATATTGAAGTTCCTCATCTTCAGATGTATCGGGATACCACTTTCGAACAACCTCTTTTTTGACAAATAACTTAGCTTGCTTTCCTTGCTCCGGTCTTAACATCATCGCTCCATATCTAAATGCAAAACTCTTTGCTTTTAATCCGATACAAGTTTTTGCTGGAATTACTTCTGATTCTTTTCCCGTCTCCATGTCTGTATACCAATCTACAAAGGAATATACTGTAATTCCAAGCGTTGGAAGATATGCAATTTCTCTTTTCCCTTCCAAATCTTCCGGCTTACTATCATTTACTCGAACATAGTTTGCATGTCGAGTGTTCAAATACTCTTTTACTTTCTCGTTTGCTAAAAAAGCATCTGAAACATCCGGAGACATAATAACAGTATCGATGACAACTCCTGTCGCCTTTTGTACATCTGTTTGTCTTCTTTTTAAATAGGCAATTGGATCGCATGCAGCATTTGTAAATAAAGAAACCCCTGCTAACGTTTCTTTATTGATTTCTCCAAATTGAATTCCTTGTTTCCCATCTTCCATAGGACAAGTCCCTGTTCTAATCAATTCAATTAACATCCAAAGTCTGGTTCTAAAAGCAATATCTTTAAATTTCTTTAACTCATCTGCTAGAATTTGTTTTCCTGTTGCTTGTGGATCCGCATAAGGCGTTTGTCCAAATTGTTGTTCAAAAATAGATTCCGCTTCATTTACTGTATTTAATTTGATATACGATGGCTTTACTCTTTGCATTGCAAATGCTTCTTTCTTAACAAAAACACCTCGTTCTCTTCTTCCTACTAAAGGTGCTTTTTCTCTTCCAGCTTCTCTAGAATGAATTTCCATTTCTACTGTTTTTTCTGCAATTTCTTCTCCTACTAATAAATCGTATAAAAAATGTTTTGGTGGCATAGATTGCTCCATAATAGCTGTTAATGCAATTAACCCAAAAATTTTACTCGCCATAGTTTATTTTCCCCCTTTTTAATCAATCATAATCAATAATTTTCTTGCTGCTTCTTTGGTAGCATCTTTATCTTGTTCATTAAAATTTACAAATTTTTCATTGAAAGCTCCTGTCCAATATACAGTATGCTTTTTATTTTTGCTTCCATCTGACGTAAAATCATCTGTCACGACACCATAGATTTTCTCTGGAGATGTCAATTTTTTTACTTTTTTTTCACTAAGTTCCACCAAATCTCCCATTTTATATTCTCCAGTTTCAAATTCTACTTGTTTCGTATAAAATGGAAATTCCAAATTTTTCTTTAAATTACTTGTTTCATGAATTTCTTTTTTCATATTTCATCCCCCTTATTTCATTAACTTCACAATATCATTGATATCATTTGCCAAATTATCAGTTTTTTGATATGGTTTTGTCCCTGCTCCTTCATAAGACTGACTTTCCTTATTTCTAATGTTTACAATATCCCCAATTTCACCCTCATGCATTTCTTGCATGCTAGATGTCGCAAAACTTTCTAAAACATCTTCTATGATGTCTGCTTTTGTTTTTCCTTCTTGCTTTGCTTTATCAATAATATCTTTGCAAACTCCTTTTGTTTTTTCATTTAAAGCTTCTAAATCTGCAATTCTTTTTCTTTCCTCTGCCAATACCTCCTCTTTTGTTGCATTTTTGATTTCTGCTACTAAGTCTTTATTTTGAGCTTCTAGCTCTTTAGCATCTTTATATGCCATGTTATCTCCCTCCTTATTTTCAGTGTGTTCACTGTTCTTAACATTTTGCATTTCCCCAATTCTAAAATCATCTAAGTTACTAAATTCCGAATTTTTGATGTCAAATATTGCTTCTTCTGTTGCAAACCCTTTTTCAATAGCTTGTTTTGATGTAAAATATGTCTCTTGATTCATCAACTCAGAAATTTCTTCACGACTCAACGAAGATTTTGTGACATAAGCATTTATGATTGTTTCTTTCATAATGTCTAGTACACTTGCTAGATGCCTCATATCTTTCGCCTCTCCTGCTAAAGCTGAAACAGGATTATGTATCATCATCGTTGATACCGGACTCATCACAATCTTATCCCCCGCCATTGCAATAACTGAGGCTATTGATGAACATTGCCCATCGATGAAGACATTTACTCTTGCTTTGTGTCTTTTTAAAGCACTATAAATAGCACAACCATCTGTGACAGCTCCTCCCGGACTATTGATATATAAGTTAATCTCTTCTATGTCCCCAAAATTCTCCAACTCTTTATAGATATCATCAGCACTCGTCATATCCTCAGACCACCAAGAATGACTGCCAATAGGACCGTAGATTTTAATATCCAGCCTATTCTTTGTCTTTCTTGTCTGATTTAATATTGGCATTTAATCCAACCTCCTTTTTCTTTTGAATTTCAATTTTTTGTTGATTTAAATTTTCATTCCAATCGCTGCCATTTAATTCCATTGCTTCTCTTTCTACTGTAGAAAATCCATGTTTTACTTTTAAAATAGACGCATTGACCTCTTTGACAGGATCTATTTGCCCCATTGCATTTCCATACCACTCTGAGGCCAAATATGCTCTTTTTTTGATTGGATTTTCTAAAAATCCCGGTAAAATAATATATTTTTTTAAAACAGCTTCCTCAATCACTTGCTCAAAGATTGGTTGACAAAAATTCTGTGCTAACCACTTTCTCCTTCTTTTATACATTTTCCAGACTTCTAGCAATGAAGCTCTAGAAGCTGAATAGCTGGCGTTGAAAGACGATAAGAGCACTTCAAACGGAATTTCTAAAGCAGCCCCTATTTGTTTTAGTAGAGCATTATAGAAAGCTTCAAATCTCGCATTTGGTCTATTTGGGTTTGCAAAAACCATATCTTGACCCGGCTCTAATACTGAGAAATTTCCATATCCCATAGATATTTCTTTTGTTTGGTAAGTATCCCCAGTATTTCTATTTTTCTGTTTATTTAAAAATGTTTCTCCAATTCCTACCATTTTTCCTGTATTTCCGGTATTAGCATCTTGTTTTATAAATCCTGTAAACATAGCACTTACTACTGCATTCATAAGTTCTGCATTCGAATATCTTGTCAATTGTGAAAGATTTTCTAAAACTGGAGATAGTAAAGGAACTCCTCTTCTTTGACCTATTCTCTCTCGCTCCATCATTTTGAAAATTTGCTTTCTCCCAGTGGAATCGTAAACTGGTATTCTCACATACTCATTATTTTTTTTCTCAAAATGATAGGCAATCGTGCATCCATCTTCATCCGTTTCTATTCCTTCATAGCAGTATTCGTTTTCTTCAGTTGACCTGCAACAAGCAGGATCTAAGAATTTTATCTTTATATCAAATAAATCGTTTCCTCTTTGCTTATACGGCAACATGAAAAAACATTCTCCATCCATAAGTTGTGTGATTACTGCTAATTCCTGAATTTGATTGAATGTATTTTCTCCTAAAAAATCACATTCTTGACTGTCAGCCCAAAATTTCCAAATTGTCTCTATCGATTTTTGTATTTCTTCAACTTTTTGTTCCTCTAGTTGTAAAATATTATTATTGATTCTACTTTTTAGCTTTAATCCATCTCCAACAACATTAGTTCTAATTTTCAAAATAGCCCCTCTTGCTGGAGAATTTCCCATGAATAATTGTCTTGACCTTGCTGTTAAAATTTCTTTATTGTCTTCGATATCTTCTTTTGTTGTATTCAAGAAATTATAGGCATCTCGAAAAGCTATTTTAGTAGTACTTGCTCCTGTTTGAGTATAATTTAAAATTTCTCGTTGTTTTTTAATAGAATCTATTTCCAATTGTGTCTTTTGAATTCGTAATTCTGCAGATAGAGCAACTTCTTTTGATGTCTTTTTTGCTTTTCTCATCGCTCCCTCCTAAAATTCGTTCGGACAAATCTGGAAAACTTGAATTCCTGTTGCATTGTTTTTTATTTGTATTTTTCTATTTTCCCACCAAATACGCCCTTTTCTAATTTTCTCCAAGTCGGCTCTTCGCATATTTTGTCCATCAATTGTGTATTCTTGCCCTGCTAGCACTGCTTGTTCTGCTTCTAGATATAGTCGAATATAATAATTGCAATCCTCCGCTGTCATCTCTTTGTTGCAAATTTCTTTTATTTTTTTCTCATACAAAGATTTTAATTCTTGTAATTTCCTTGCATCCTCTTCTTTTCCTTTTTCAAAAGGAATTCCAGCCACATATGCAACTCCATGTAAGATGATTTCTTCTTCGGCAGTTTCTATTTCTAATAATTTTTCTTCTAACTCTGCTAAGTTTCTCATACCTCTACTCCTGTTTTATCAATTTCATGGCTTTTCTCTTCTTTTTCTTTTAATTCTCCGACAATAGAAAGTTCTAAAAGTTGTTCCCTCGTTAATCTTGCCAAATCTGTTGGATTAATGTTAAAAACAGAAAATGGAACAGTCGCATATCCTCGACAGTCAAGTCCCTCATTACGTTCTTGAATTTTTTTCCAAATCACTGTTTTTCCATCAGTAACTTTAATTTCTGCTGTTAGGGATTTAAAATAATCTAAATCATATCCGGAATATTTTACCCCGTTGAAATGACAGTACCCCTGTTCAGCATATCTTGCACTCAACCTTGCCATTACTGTATCTTTCAAAGCGTTTGTTCCAACGGAGATTAAGTGAATTTCTTTATTTTTTGTCAAATTCATAGTATTAAAAATAGGAACATTCTCTCCTCCTACTCCTTTAATCCCTAAAATTCTCCTATGCTCTCTGGAAGAAACAAAATCATAGACTTTTTGTGTATGATGTCCTCCAGTATCAATACAAGAAGCATAGATTTTTAAAATATCTCCATTTTTATATTGAAAACTTTGGTCCAAGAACTTATCTAATTCTTCCCAAATTTTTGATTGCTCCATATTCCCAGTCAAAATTTGATATTTTATCCCCCAACTTTCAAAGCCTTCTCCCCAACCAACTACTTCAATAGCAATCCATCCGTCTTGAATATCTACTCCCGCTGTTAAAATGAGAACTTGGTCAGGTAAATAGTCATATTTTTCTCTTGTTCTTTTTAATAAAGATTTTGCATCTAACTTACCTTTGTACTCTGTTTCGTAAGTTTCAGCCAATACCGTGTTAATAAAAGCTTTTAATTTTTCAACATCCCCTTTAATGTCCAACCATTCTTTCACAATGGATTCCCAGGCACGAAATGGACTAGCTAAAGCATTTAATTGATAGCCTAAGTTTTGCCTTCGCTCCGGAAAAGTATGGATCCATTTTCCCTCACCTTTTTTCCATTGCTTTTCCGCAAATGCTTTTTTACAATGAGCACATACCATTCGAACATTTCTTGCTTCATCTTCTTTTTCTTCCTTATCCCATTTAATTCTTTCCCACTCCAGCCTCTGATATTCTCCACAGCTAGGACAAGGAACATACCAATGTCCTTGACTGGAAGTTTCATATTCTGCCTCAATTTCAGAATCTCCTTTCATCGTAGGAGTTCCTGTGATGATATGCTTTGTGACATCATCATAAGTTGAAGTCCGTTTTTTTGCTAAACTAATGGGACTTCCCTCGTTTCCAGCAGATTTTGGATAACGATCTACTTCGTCTAAAAATAAAAGTCGAATGGGTCTTGCTGCTAACTTTGCCGGTGATGGACCAACTAAAGCAGTAAATCCTCCTGCAAACATTTTATGAGTTACTGTATTCCCTGAATCTTTTTTATTAGCATCTTTTACAAGAGTTCTCACAATGCAATTGTTAATAGCTGGCTGTAATCGTTCTTTTGAAAAGCTTCTTGCCATCTCATCTGTAGGCTGTACTATCAACATAGGACAAGGATCTAAGTGTATGTATCGAAGTATGATATTTATAATAAGCTCTGATTTCGCAAGTTGCGAAGCCATCATCAAACTAAACTGCTTAGTATCTCCTTTCGTGATTTCTTTATAAATTTCCACCATATATTTTGTGAAAGCAGTTTCGAATTTTCCAACCTTTTTAGAGGAAGTAGAATCTAAGACTCGATAAGTATCTGCCCATTCTGCCACATCAACTAATGATGGCTGTTTTAAAACTCGTAATGATTCTTGAAACACATTCACTGTATCGCTATACATCCAATTTCTCCTTTTCCGCTGGTTCGTACTCAGCTAATTCTTCTAGAGTATCTATCAAAGTATTCTTTAAAAAATTTAATCTCTCATGTTGCTCAATGTCATCTAATGTATCATCTATCTTAATGGCTGTCCCAAGTAATCGAGCTTTAAATTTAATTAGCATATCTGTTAAAATATATTTGACTTCTTCTTTCGCATGGTAATTTTGTTTCATAATATTTAGTTTAAATTCTGCTAGTTCTCGTTCAATTGCTTTTTTCTTGTTCCATTCATCTTTAGATTCTAAGTATGACTTCAAACAATCTCGAATATCATATCTCCCATTTGGAAGCTTTTTAAAAACTCCTTTGTTTACATAGTTTCGAGTCGTTTTTTCTGAAAGTCCTATTAACTCTGATAACGTTTTTAGTGTAACAAAATGAATATCTCCTTCTCGTGTTTGCTGGATATACAGTTGAACACATCTTGCGAATGGATAAGTTCCATCCGAGTTTTTTTCTTCCTTGAATAGTTCTCTAACTCGTCTATCTGTAACATTCAAAACTTTTGCAAGTTGTTTTTCTGCTATCAATATCACAACAAATCTCCTTTTTTTATATACAATCTCTAAAAATTTGGAACTTGGAAGGGAATTGAAAATTTTAATACATTAAAAGTTCCGCACCTCCGGACCCACCCGCAAAGCTTTTTATTTCCGTCACAGTACCTTAGAGTAGTTCATCCTCTCCAACCACAACGTCATCTTCTGTTTTTCCTTGCAGAGCTTCCATTATCTTCAACTCATCAGCAACGGTAAAACCAAGCATACGTGCTATAGAGTTCAATGCCTGTGTCTTTGCTGGGAGTGGTTTTGTTTTTCTTACAGCTTTCTCAATACTATGTCCATCTGGTCCTACAGTGTCTATGTACTCAATCTCTTCTATTTTTTTATTTACTTCTTCTACTGTTTTCCAGTGTTCTCGAATAATTTGCATAGCTCCCATCTTTGTGTCTGCTATCAAATCTTCTCGAAGAGCTAACATACTTCTAGCAACTCTAGGACTTTGCTCTATGTTAGCAGCCTTTGTTTTACTGCTATATCCTGCTTCTCTCTTTGCTTCTTCTTTTCCGATTCCAGACAGTCGCAACAAAATATATTTTGTTTGTTTTTCTGTCAAGCCCTCAAAGTCGCATATTTTTGCATATTTTTTACATTCTATTTCTTCACGAATTTCTCTATACTCTTCTAGGTAACGCCTTATCCAAGATATGATTGTGTTTATAGCTATCTTGGTAGTTCTATGTATTTCCTGATATTTTTCTTTTTTTGTTTTCCCGAACTTTGTATACTCCAGTTGAATATAGAGTTCTAAGACTTGAATTTGCTTTTCATGTAAGTTCTCCATATCCAACCTCCTACTTATTTAAAGTTTTCTTGGATTTCTTCCCATGAATATTCTTTTCGATCTCGAATCAATGAAATATTATCTTTTCCCATAGAAGCATATCTCTTAACGATAACATCCACATATTTCTCATCAAATTCCATGAGAAATGCTCTTCTCTCCAATTGTTCCGCTGCTATTAAAGTACTTCCACTTCCTCCGAATAAATCAAGCACATTCCAACCTTTTTTACTGGAGTTTGAAATCAATCTTGCAATTAGATGAATCGGCTTCATCGTAGGATGCACATCATTCCTTAATGGTTTATTTTCTTTGATAACGGTTTGTGGAGTTGTATTCAAATTTTTCTCAATGAACTCCAACAACTCCTGTTTTGTCATCTTTTTAAAATTCTCTATAGAATTGATAACGGTATCTTGAGTAAAATCATGGATAAAGTAATGTGCTTTTCCTAATTTCCAACCGTATAAGCATGGTTCATGTCGCCAATTATAATCCTGCCTTGATAAATTGAAGCCATTCTTTTCCCAAATAAGTGTTTGTGAATATTTCAATCCTGCTTGTGCTAATGCAGCTCTAAAGTTTATTGCTTCGGTTTCTGCATAAAAAATATAAAATGCTGCCCCTTGTTCTAAGATTTCTTTGGCATTTAAGTAAGTATTTAGCAAAAATTGATAAAATTCTTCTTTACTCAAATTATCATTTTGAATTTTTAAGCCGTTTTCACTCTCATAGTCGATATTATATGGCGGGTCCGTTACCATCAGATTTGCTAATTCTCCATTCATGAGCGTTTTAACATCTTCCATGTTTGTAGAATCTCCACACATCAATCTATGAATTCCTAGCAAATAAATATCTCCTCTTCTGCTATAAGGTTCTCCCTGTATTTCCGGAGTTTCTATTTCCTCAATGTCTTCCAAATTATCTAATTCTTCCTCTATTTTCGCTTTTATTTCTTCAAAATCAAATCCGGTCAATTCAGCAAACTCTTGTCCTAACTTTTCTAACTCTTTGAGTAATAAGTTATAATCCCATTCTCCAAGCTCTAAAGCATGGACTTCCGCTATTCGAATGGTTTGAAATTCCTCCGGAGATAAGTCTGTAACTCTTACGCAATTTATCTCTTGGATTCCTAGCTCTTCTGCTACTTCTAGCTTAGCATCATCAAACATACTTTTATTGTTATTGTCAATCACGACAGGCAAAATCATCCCAAACTTACTAATCAGCTTTCTATAAAGTGCTTTCTGTGCCTCTGTCACTTTTCTGGGATTGGTATTGTCTTTTTCAATATCATGAATATTTAACTTGATAATCTCCATAACCACCTCCTGCAGGTTCTAAATTGTTCTTATCTTTTGCATATTAAAAATACAAAAATTCAAAATCACTTTCAGGATTGCTGTGCCATATATTGTTATCACGCGAGGAAATTTGTTTTTTCATTGAAAATAAAGACTTTTTTATTTTGGAATTGTCAAAAAAGGCTCATAATTATGATACTTTTTTGTAAAAAAGAAGGTTAAATGCTTTTGATTATTGCATTCAACTTTACATGGTATGAATAGCAGATTGTTAAGAAAGTTCTCAAGCCTTTCTATATTTCCAAAAAAATCTCTTTTTGGAGATGCCCTTGCCTGAGATTCTAGTAAGATAGTTCTTACCCTAGTCCTATATCTTTTTATTTGTGGGTAAGATTTTAGAGAGGTGTTACTAATAATATCATCTACGATTTTTTCATCTAAAATCCATTCTTGATTGTCTCGAATGATTCCGGATAATTCTCGGGATTTAAAATTTTGTAACACTTTGACTAACACATCGTGAGAATGACAAATTTCTTCCACGATAATTTCATAGAGTTGTCTGCTTATTTTTTCTGAAATTTTTTCCTTTAGTTTTTCTATTGTGATTTCTTGAACATATATGGTATTTACTAATGATTTTATAACTGTTTTTGAGAGCCGGTGCTCTAATCGGAAAATTGCTCCACGAACTTTTGTCTCATGATTCCGATTATGCTCATGCCCTTTGCTGTACAGCCTTAGTTTCCAGCCTGCATACGGTTGAAAAATAAAGCCGGTTGTATAATGTTTTTCTTCTTTTGTGTTAAAATTGTAATACTGAACTTTGTTAATATCCTCATATTTCCTAGTTAATGCTCTATAAAAAAAGGAAATAATGTTGTGATACTTATAAAAAGCTCCTACTTTTTCTTGGATACAAAACTCCAAGAAATCATATTTTATTCTTTCTAACTGAATAGGCTCTTCAATCAATTGATTGAGAATTTGTAATAGATTTTCCTCTGTTTCTTTTTTCTCCAGTTCTGTCGTGACCGGAAAAATATTATCTTGATTTTTTGCTCTCGGATAAGAAAAGTCTATCCGGATAATTGTTTTTCTTAGAGTTGCCCCTCTGTAGCTTTCTTCTACTTTGATTGTGTTTATATTTTTTTGGCTAATATTGTATGTTTTTGTTTTTCTTGATGTATTTTCTGAGATACTATTTGGAAATATGCTTTCTATTTTGGATTTAATAAAATAAATATCGGTTTCTACTTCGACGAAAATCCCAGCTCTATCTAATCCATACATATTTTCCCTATTTCTTTTTTCTTGGAATCAATGGTATTTCTGTTTTTTCGCCGCACTCAGGACAAGTTAAGATTAAAATTTCTTTGCTCAGATCCACTTCTGTTTTTATTTTTCCAACTTCAATTTTATTGCCCCTATATTTAAAGAGAAATTTAGAACATTTACAATACACTCTCCCAATGTAAATGCCGTCGGTATAGTCATACATCCGGATATTCACACCACGTAGAATTTATTTTTTGAAATATCTTAATCTCTTTGTTTTGATATTTTTTCTTTACTTTTTCCAATTCAAGAAGCATATTTTTCTTTCTATAAAAACTTTGTTTAAAGATGATATTCTTACAGGAGATTCCATTTACTATTTTTTCTCCATCCTGTACTCGAATTATCCAATGAAGTCCTATATCCATAAATGTTCCTCCTCTCAAAGAATATTCTAATTCTGATATAAAATTTTTTCGACCTGTGATACTGCTTTTTGCTTATTTTTCTTTAGAGCATTTCTTAATCCACAGTCAGTTTTATACGTTGTTTTTTCTCTTAATTCTGTGAATGTCATTTCCAAATCAATCAAAGTTTTCTTTACATTTTTAAAAAAATTGGTTTCTTTGTACTCTTTCATAAAACAACCTCCTTTTAAAAACTTATACCACAAATTTATCTAATAAGCAACTTTTATTTTATAAAATCTTTTAAGATATTTTTTAGAGATGTATAAAAAATATGATGAATTCAATATTTTTATCCATAAAAAATTTTTTCAAAAAAAATAAAAAAGGCTATAGATATATGGCAACACATCTATAACCTTAAAAAATTATAATTAAGAAATTTATTAAAAACTGGACTATGAAAATCTATAGTTAAGAAATTTATTAAAAACTGGACTATGAAAATCTATAGTTAAGAAATTTAAAAATTAAATTTCATCAAGATCTATCCCCTCTATAAATATCATAAAATATCTTCGAAGTATGTACATCTTATTTCTTTTATAATTCGTCAATTCACTTAAAATCTCTTTTTCTTCCATATTTTTTAATATGGAATTAACTGTAGTCTTACTTAATCCTGTCTTACTAACTATTTCATTGGACTTCAAAATTGGCTCACTGTAAAAAATATTTAATATTTTTAGAATATTTTCCCATTTTCCCTTCAGTGTTGGAGCTATTGATTCATATTCTTTTACTTGAATAACTACTTTTTGGAATTTCTTTTTTGCCATTTGAGCAGTTACAATAACCGCTTTTAAAAAGAATTTAATCCATCCTGTCATGTCATTATTTTCACGCACTCTTGTTAGTGCATCATAATATTCTGTTCTATTTTTTTCAAAATAATCTGAAATATAAAAACACGGTTTATTTAAAATCTTTTTATCAAGCAAATACAGAGGAATCATCAATCTTCCAACTCTTCCATTCCCATCTGAAAATGGATGAATAGTTTCAAATTGATAATGCAAAATAGCTATTTTTATTAAATGGGGTATTTTTAAATCATCATTATGAATAAATTTTTCTAAATCTGACATCAAATCATTCAACATATAGTGTGGCGGCGGAACATGTTTGGCATCTGAAGGTTTGCTTCCTCCAATCCAGTTTTGACTGATTCTATATTCTCCCGGATATTTATTTTTCCCTCTAACACCGTTTAATAATATTTTGTGTATTTCCTTTATCAATCTACTAGAAAATGGTAACTTTCCATTTAAAATCTGGTCAATTCCATAATCTAGTGCTTTTATATAATTATGTACCTCTTCATAATCATTTCTTTTTTCAGGATCTATATCTTCTATATTCATCATCTCTTCTTCAATAGAAGTTTTTGTACCTTCTATTCTACTTGATTTATTGGCTTCTGTTTTTATATGCATTCTTATGTAAATATCAATATCCGGAATCAAATCAGAAAAGGAATTTAGCCCCCCTAACTCTAAGTTAGCAGTTTCTAAAAGTATGTTTATATCAGAATTATCCCATTTCCAAAAATCATTGATATGATTTGGAATAAAAGAGTAATATAAATCTTGCTTTACTCTATTTCCAGATTTAAATGTTTCTAGTTTTATCATTTTCTCTCCTTTCCTCATTAATTTTGATTAACTCTCCTATTTTAAGTACCCGTAAATCACTTTCTTCAATCTCTTTTGAAGTAAACAATTCTTTTCTCACTTCATCCCAACTTCTACCAATAGACTTCTCCATATATTTCACCTCGATTTTTATTAAATATCGAAATCGTCATAAAAAGTTTTCTATGAGAATATCATAAAACACACTTTCTATATTGTAAAGTTATTTTACATCCAATTGAAAATAAATTATATCGAAATTTTCCAAATGATTGTTATACAAGCTTCTCCTTGTTATGATTGCAAAATTGATGGTAAACACCAATAATTTTTCCCAATTCTTTATAATCATCTTCTTTTTTCACTAAAATAGGATTATAATCTCTATTTTCACTAAATAAAATCAGATCTCTTTCTTCCGTTTCAATTTTTCTCTTTAATAGCAACCTTCCGTTCAAATAAAATACCCCTACTTCATTGTGTAAAACTGGAGTATTTTTTTCTATAAAGATAAGTGAATTATTGTCTGACTCCGGCAGCATACTTTCTTCTTGTATCCAAACCCCACAAATATCCTTGTTTTTAAATCTTTCTGTTGAAAAAAGTATCTCATCATATACATCTTCCATTGTCTCGTGAAAATATCCAAAAGCTTCTAAGAGTGATGAGTACACTTTTATTTTTTTTAAATTATTATTGATATTATAATATACTCTTTCTTCTTGAACCATTTGACTCTCTATATCATTTGATTCTTCCTCAGGAAGATAGCCAATTTTTTTAAATAATTTTACTTCATCAACTCCATATAATTTGCAAAGTCTACTAAGTAGAATTGGATTAGGTGTAGTTCGTACTCCTTCTTCTATTCTCTGTATATCACTTTTTCCACATGTTAGACCTAACTTTTCTAATTTAAATTGAACCTGACCCAAAGTATAATTTTTTTCTATTCTTCTATTTCTCATTAAAGTTCCTAATTCTTTCGCATCTCTATCCTTTAACTTCATAGTTCCTCCATTTCTAAAAGAATTCTTTTATTTTTATATAATATTATATACTTTTTTGAATTAAAATAATATCTTTTTAGATATTTTTTAAAAAAACGTTGCTTTTTAGATTAAAAAATGGTATACATTAGTAAAGTATCTAATTGAATAAAAAATAATGGAATATCTAATTTGCGAAAGGAGAAGTAATATGAAAGTTAAAGAAAAAATCGAAGAACAATTAGAAAAAAGAAAAAATCAATTTATAGAAGTGTTCAAGAAATATGACAATACATTTGGAGAAGAAAAAAAGAGAGCCAAACAGGAATTGGAAATGGCTGAAACTCGGGTTAGGGAATTAGAGATAGTTTTAAAAATGTTTGAGGAATAAGAAATTCTTATTCCTCTCCATTTCGTAACTACCGAATTATCCACCATAAGAATGTTTACAAGGTTTATATCCTCGTGCTTCTGCTTCAGAACGCTCGATAGGAATAATCTTTTTCGCTCTAACTAAGCCTTTACAGGTTTTGGTAGCATGGTATTTTTTCCCGGTTGGTGTTATGTAAACAGTTTCTGCAAAAGATAATACAGTTAGAAATAAAAATAAAATAGATACTAATTTCTTCAAAATTATTCATCCCCTTTTCACTGACTATTTAATATTATTTTATAAATATATAAGGAGGTTTTTAATATGTCAAAAGTAATTATTTCTGTCGATTTAAGTGAAATTACAACAAATGATTTAATGGAGGAACTTTTAAAGCGTTCCGAAATAAACGATTTTAATGTAATTGATGAATTAGCCTTTCGTTATTTTTTTAAAAAATTAAAACCGGAAAAAATCAAAAAGGCTATGGAAAGCTCTAATAATTTTTAATAATCCATCGCTGTGGATAATTGGGAGTTATCAATTAAAATACGATAGATAACTTCCTTGAATATTTAACATTTACTAAATATGGAGGTGAAATATGAAGAAAAAACATGTATCTAAAATGTCTGTTGATGAAATTATGAAAGCTATAATGTCTGATTATATTGCTGGATTTTCTTTAAAAAAAATCCAGCAAATATATGGAGATTTTGGTGTGCAATATATAAAAAAATATTTACATCAATCTCCTAATTATGCTTGGTATGACTTTTTTAATACTGGAAATAACGACCTTTTAAAACGAGAAATTATGAAAAAGTTTATAAAAGGTAGCTCGAAAAAAGAAATAAAAAAACAGTATGGAGAATATGGACTATTTATTATTTCTAAATTTCTACAATTGCTACCTATAGAAAAAATTTAATAATTATATAGAAAATCATTCGATTTTTTACACTCTTCAATATCTATACCTCTTTGAGAAGCATATTCCAGAGTATTCGGCACTTCTGATAAAAAATCAATAATTTTAAAAGATTCTATTTTTTTATCAGACTTAATAATTATGCGATAGTCATCCAAATTATCATCCTTATTCATTCTGAAAATCAAAGAAATACAGGCAGGAGATTCAGGAGAAATAGAAATTAAATCATTAAAATAATTGATATATTCATCAAAAAAAGATTGGATATTTCCTAAATTCATTTCCCATAATCTCCCGTCTGAAGCAATGCTTTCATACACCATTTTATTCACAGGATAGATGATATTTGGGGTTGATTGATTTTCCAATAAAATTTCATTGATAACTCCGGGAGCTCTATCATACCATATTTGGACTTTCATCATAAAAAAATGCTCATTTCTATACCAAGTCACTGGAATTACTTTTAATTTATTTTTGCCCATAAAAATTTCAATTGCTTTTGCTAAAACTATTTCCGAAACCCCAGTTGGTAAAGAAAAACTTATTGGTAACGACATAAAAAGACTCCCCTTTGAAATATTTTAAATTCTGAATAGTATGGCTCATAAGAAACTTTCAAAAAAAATCCTGCCAGATTGAATGAAGTTTATGGGCTGTACTCTTGAGAATTTAAAGTTATTCATTCAATGTCTGCTCATCCGGGATGTATTCGATTAAATCCTCTACTGTACAATTAAAAAGTTTACATAACTTTTCTAAAGTATCAAAATCTAATCTTTTTACTTTTTCATTATAAAGATTAGAAATTGTCGTAGGGCTCATTCCAGTTTTTTGGGAAACTTCAATAATGGAATATCTTTTTTCTCCCATTAACTTAGATAAATAATTTTTTATCATTTTATACCTCCTTTTTTTGCAATTATACCATTATTTTAAATAGCTTTCAAGAATAATCATACAACTAATTGTATAAAACGCTTGACAAGTTAATTAAATAGTTGTATTATTCATTTAACTAATAAATTAAAAAGCATTATTAGTTATCTAAAAAATGCAATTATATAAATCATAAATATTTTTCAAAGGAGGGATGTGCAGACAACAATTTTTAATAAGGAAGGTGTAATTATTATGGAACAAGAAGTAAGAGAAAAAGTGCTTCAATTTTTACAAGAATTGAAAGAATCTGGGAAGTTAAAAAGTGAATCGGAAGAATTAGTTGAAGATTTACTCGACAGTCTTTCAAAAGAAAAAATTTCACAAGAATTTGAAACTAAGCTTTTCAAAACAATAGAAACTGTAAAGCAAGAATATCTCTATTTTGGAATTTTAGCTGGAAAAGTCCTTGAATAATTCTTTGTAAAAGAAAAAGAGCCCTCCATCACAAAGGCTCTTTCCCCAAAAGTGTTTACTGTCTCACTTCTAAATCTGTATATCAATTATACCAAATAATTTCAGCTTTTACAACAAAAAAATGAAAATTAGGAGGTGTATAAAAAAGGTTAAAGGAGGATTTTATGAACGAATTAGTAAAAATTGAAGTAAAAGATGGACAACAGTTAGTAAGTGGTAGAGAACTACATGAATTTTTGGAAGTAGGGACCCCCTATGACAAATGGTTTCCAAGAATGTGTGAATATGGTTTTTCCGATGGAAAAGACTTTTCGACATTTTTGTCTGAAAGTACAGGTGGAAGACCTGCAACGAATCATTGGCTAACAATACCAATGGCAAAAGAAATTTCTATGTTGCAAAGAACAGAAAAAGGAAAGCAAGCAAGACATTATTTTATTAAATGTGAGGAAGCTTGGAATAGTCCTGAAATGATTTTAGCTCGTGCAAATCAAATTCAATCTCGAATGATTGAGCAACACACTGAAAAAATTAAAATGCTTGAAACAAAAATAAAAGAAGATGAGCCGAAAGTTGAATTTTACAATGAGGTAATAGATAGCAAAAATACCTGTGATATGCAGACAGTAGCTAAGCTTTTAAATTTTAAAAAAGTTGGAAGAAATACTTTATTTGAAATCCTACGGAATGAGGGTATCTTACAAAAAGATAATATCCCTTATCAAAAATATGTAGATAAAGGCTGGTTTCGAGTTTTAGAAATGAAATATAATGATGCTCGAACCGGAGATGTCAGAATAGATTTCAAAACCGTAGTCTATCAAAGAGGAGTTGAAGCTATTTCTCATTTATTAAAATCATTGAATTATCAACAGAATGAGGTGGTAAAAACAGGAAATAAAAAAATCTAGCAATAAAAAAAGAGCCTTCTTAATCTTTCAATAGTGAGGTTCAGAATAACACTTTGGACGGTGCTGGACTTTACTATTGAGAAATTAAGATTGCTCTTCGGTAAGTTGTTCTTCCGGGATGTACTCGATAATGTCTTTTATTTGACATTGGAAAAATTTGCATAGTTTAATGACAATTTCAAAACTTACAGTTTCGAGTCGCTCACCATTGTAAATTTTTCTTAATGTTTCACGACTAACATCAACTCGTCTCGATAATTCAGCTACACTTTTTATCTTATGGTCTAGCATAGTATGTCCTAAATTAGATTTTAACATATTATCCTCCTCCTTTGATTAGTTATTCTTGTATTTATGCTAATTATAACATATCTAATTTAAAAATTATAGTGTTTTTTGCCTACTATAATTGGCAAAAAACTATTGACAATGTACGTTATAAAATGTTATAACAATATCAAGATATGTAAAATGTTTATTTTAGTTATTTTTTTACATAATATAAAAGTTTTAAAAATAATAAAAAAATTTTAAGGAGGAGAAACCATAGAAAGCGAAAGAATAATGAGATTGATTCAAGTTTTAGTAGAAAGAGGCTATTTGAAACTAAGTTCCAGAGAAAAGGAAGATAAGCTAATTGCTCAATTAAAAATACTTGAGAAAAAATTATCTCCTGAAGAATTTGAAACATTTGAAAATTTGTTATTTACAACATTTGAAACTGTAGAAGATGACTTCTTTGAACTGGGAAGATTAGTGGGAGAAATGCTTGAAGCAGAGTAAAAAAAAATGAGAGCCCTCGAACAGCTCTCACTTGATAAAAGTGCCACAAAACACTTCTAAGATTTGATTTATTATACCATTATTTCTTATAAATTTCAAGGTTTTCTCTAAAAAAGGAGGAAATTTTTATGAAACTATCACAATTAAAAAAGGTTATCGGCTATTTTGGAAACATCACATTCAAGGAATTAGAAGATATTATCTTATCTTCTCCAAAATTAAAAGAGCTTATTTTAGGTGATGTGGAATGAGTTATCCAATCACAGTTTATCTGGTTTTTAATCCGGAGGGAATGTGTATGTCTGCTTATACTAGCAACTTTGAAGCGGAAAATACAGTAGCAGACAACATCGCTGCTTTTGGATATGGTTGGAAAGTAGAACCTGTTTCTCTTTCTGTTACAGCAAAATTTTATGAAAGATTAAAACACATCTTTGAAAATCAAGTTACTGAAGAAGATGTCATTGAAGCAGATACCGGAGAAGTACAACCAAAGAAAAAGAAAAAATTATTAAAACATAAAAAATAAAAAAGGAATGTTTTAAGTATTACAGCGTTTTATAAAGGGGGAGATTTTATTTCTTTGGAGTTGGTGCTGATGGTTTTGGAGTCGAAGGAGTTTTGGTTGCAACTTCCGAGTCATTTGATGGTCTCCATATCGGTTCTTTCTTGTCAGGCATAGAATCCCTCCTTTCCTGAAAAATATTAGTTTTCTGTATCCTCAATTTTTATATACTCAATTACAAAGTTTTCTGGTTTTTCACAGAGATAAAGAGCTTCTAACTCATAATTTCCATCCTCTGTGCTGACCGTAACGTTTTTTAGCAACATTTCGATATAAGAATCATTGAGAATATCAACAGTTTGTATATATCCTATGTAATTCAGTTTCTTGTTTTGATAACGAATACATACCCAATGACTTTGTAAATAATTCAGATTTGAATCTTTGGTAGAAATAATATTTTTCAAAATATACTTGTTTCCTGTGGTAGTAGAAATCTTTAATTTTCTCAAAAGACAATGAAAAAGTTCCTTTTTTATCACAAGGATAAGAAGAATTGAAAATCCAATCGATAAACCTAGTGTTGCCAAAATATCTATACCGGATATTTCAAACTTTTCACTGTTAATTTGAGAAAAAATATCATTGATTTTAAAAATATATGCATACAAATAGGATAAAAGACCGAGTACAAAGGAATAAGCAATTCCTTCTGCAACCTCTAGCTTCTTATCACTTTTGATAGCATAGTTAATCACAATAACACCTACAATACCGGGAAAAAAGATAATTAGTAATTTTAAAGTAAAAACATCCATAAAATACCCCCTTTATTAAACACTGTAATACTTATATTATATTTATTTTCTTTTAAATTTCAATCATTTTTTACAAGGAGTAATCATGCCGAAAAGATATTACTGGCTCAAGTTGAAAGAAGATTTCTTTGAGCAAAGAGTCATAAAAAAATTAAGAAAAATAGCAGGTGGAGATACTTACACAATCATCTATCTTAAATTACAGCTATTAGCAATGAAGAATGAAGGAAAATTATTTTTTGAAGGAGTAGAGGATAATTTTTCTTCTGAAATGGCTTTAGAGTTAGATGAGAGTGAAGAAAATGTGAGTGTCACTCTAAGCTACTTAGAGAAAAATGGACTCATGGAATTGGTCTCAAGTGATGAATATTTTCTCCCTCAAGTTTTAGATGTAACAGGTAGTGAAAGTGCCAGTACATTGAGGAGTAGGAAATCAAGGGAGTTAAAGAAAGCGTTGCAATGCAACACTACTGCAACACAATGCAACAAATTGCAACAAATTGGTAACGTAGAGATAGAGAAAGATAGAGAGATAGAGTTAGAGATAGAGAGAGATATGGGAACAATGTCACAACATTTTTCAAAAGAAGCAATGCAATCATATTTTCAATATCTTTGTCATCGCTTCAAGCAAGTAAATATCAATCCTCAAAGTGTTCTTGATATTTCTATCAAATGTCAAGAATTAGACTTAAATCCGTTGTATGAGATTTACAGGAGCTCATTTCTGCTCGGAGATGTCAAAGGGGAATATGAAATGACATTACGCTCTTTCTTAAAACTTGACATTTATGACAAGATGAAAAATGGATTGTATCGAAATAAGCAACTGAAAGCCAAACAAGGAGAAGAATTTGAAAGTACGGCTTTGCAAATGCTAAAAGAATTAAAAGCAGGTGGTTCTTCATGATACTGGAGACTTTTTTACAGGGAATGACGATTGTGGAAACCGTTCTTTGTAAACAAATGACAAAGCAACAAATAGACATCTATTTCAAATTACTGGAAGATATTCCGGATAAAAATTTCGTATCCGGAATCACACGCCTCATGCAAGAGAGGATATATACCAATATTCCTTCTCCTGCGGAAATTCGTAATTACTGCTTAGAAAATCGTGAAAATGATTTACTAGTGAGAGCTTCTGAAGCAAAGATAAAATTAAAAAATGCTCTTTGTCAAATTGGAACTTATGAAACAGTTGCCTTTGATGACCCGGTCCTACATCTTTTAATTCGGGACTTAGGCGGTTGGTGTAAAATAGGGACTATGTCGGAAAAAAACTTTGAAGATTTTATGAAATTCAAATTTGAAAAATTGTATATTGCTTATGCAACTCGCCAAAATACGAATATTCCAACTAAATTTTATGGAATCAATCACTCCGAGAATATTGTGTATATTGGCAACGAACAAAAAGCAATCGCATGGATTACAAACTATGTATCCAAGCATGGAGAAAATAACATTGAGACCAAGGCAGACGTTACAAATTCTCTGCCGGAAGGGAAAGGAGGAATCACATGTCTAGTGAAGTCATAAAAATTGGTATGCCACTAGATGAATGGAACAAAATATACAAAATTTTTCAAGAATTAGATATGGATCCGGAACCATACAAGCTCTGTCAAAACTATGGAAAATTACGTTATGAATTAGCTTTATTGAAATTTGGAATGATTAAAAAAAAGGATTTTCCGGGTCCGGAAAAATATATGTTTTGTAGAAAATAGGAGTGATGAAATTGTTAAGAATAAAAGCATATCATAAAGCAGAGAAAAGAATGTATAAAGTGGCAAGTATGAATTGGGAATCACAACAAATTAGAGTATTTGATAAAGAAAAAGGAATGAAAAGTTTTCATTTTTCTGAGGTTTCTGTCTTAGAAAGAACTCCATATACTTTTTCAGAAAATGATAAATACAAAGCGATTTACAAAGGTGATTTTTTAATCGCAACAATGGGAGAAGAAAGAAGAATTTCAGGAGTTGTCAAAAGACAAAAATGCGGTCTTTGGATTTTAGAAAATAAAAAGACAAAGCTAGAAATTCCATTAGATTTTCTTCTCAAAGAAGAATGGAAAATAAAAAATCTGAATAACTCTTTAATCTATTTTCAAAGAAAAAAATAAATAGGAGGCGAGCATGGAAAGAATTGTATTAGTCAAAAATAATAAAGGCGGAGTTGGAAAGTCATGGTTAGCTTTACAACTTGCAGCCTATCAAGCATATAGTGGAAACCTTGTCTTAATTCTTACCAGCGATTCACAAAACAACATTTTCAATTTTGCAGGTTATAAAAAACCTCAAAAATCGAAAATGAAAGGATTAGAAGATGCTATTAGGGGGGAAAATCCAATTTGGTATCAATTAAAAGAAAATTTGTTTTTTCTCCCTTTAAAAGGCAGCCATTTAAAAAGCACAGATAAAGAAAATTTTAAAAAATATATTGCTATGATAAGGAAAGAATTTAACTTTGATTATATCGTGATTGACGGATCTCCGGTGATGTATCTGGACAATGAGTTTATGGAAGTAGCAGATGATATTATCATTCCGACATTCTTGGATTCCATCACAACCGACTCAGTACTTTCAATGTTGAAAAATGTCGATTTTAACAAAGTCAGAGCGATTATTCCGAATCGAGCAGGTAGAACAAAGCTTGAAAGGCTATACTATGAAAACTTAAAAAATAACTTAAAGGGAAGTGGAATTTTACTCACAATTCCAATTGCTCAAAGTAGTGTGATTGGAAAATTGATTGAAAAAGGAAAAACCGTTTTCGAAAGTAAATCAAAACATTTAGACTTTATGAAAAGTATTTTTCGAGATGTTTGGGATGTGATTGAAGATGAATGATATTATGACTGCATTTCAAAGGGAGATTCAAAAGCATTCTCAAAAAAGCACATTTGATTTCAAAAGTTACGAAATCAGTGAAGTGGATATTGCTACTGTTTCTGAGCAAGAAAATATCTTTTTCAATAGTTTCAGAAAATACAGAAAAAATATGTACTCTATGTGTGAAGCTTTATCTGTCATAGAAACAACACTAAAGGCTACTAATAGCTTCATGGCATGGTATGAAGCTGCAGGGCTAAGCAAAGACATGGTTTCTGTCATGCTGAAGCGTTGGAATTTATTTAAAAGCTTTAAAGAATACAAAGATAAGATTTTTTCCTTAAGTGACCAAGCGATTAAAATTTTGACGCATAAAGATGTATTGTACGATGACACTCTAGCTATTTTACAAGGAGATGTCACAAAAGCTCAAGACATCAAGCAAATACTAGAGCCGGTGATGGAGAATAACTCATTAGAATTTAAAAAACCCGGACAAAAATATTTTAATTTCAAAAAAGTACAGAAAATAGAAAAGAGATTAAAGAAAATCCCGGATGAAGAAATTGACAACTTTAAAAACGAATTAAGAGAATATATCAAAGAGTTACAAGAATTGCTCAAATATCGAAGATATGATATGTCAAAAACAGATGATGAAAATCAACATACGATTGATGAGATGTTATAAGGAGTTGCTATGAAAAAAATAGGATCTTATTTTTATGAGGAACAAACATTATTTCAATATTTAAAAAAATTATGGAAAAGATTTTGGAGAGGTGAACGCTATGGAAATTAAAATTCAAGCAGAAGCATTTAGAAAAATAGAAATCTTAAAAAATAGAATTTTGCCGTTTATAAGAGAGCCATTTGAAGAAAAATTTGAATTTGATGATGACTATGCAGATTATGATAGAGTATCGCAAACTTTGTCTATAGATATGATTATAGACGGTGTTTCTATTCCATTTAAAGTAAATGGAGATAACACTGTACTTATAACTACATGTGAGGAAGCTTCTGACTTTGATTTTCAAGAAATGACAGAAGCAGAATTTTGGAAAGCTTTATACTTTTTTAGAAAATTTCAATCCTAAGAAGGAGGCTATTTTATGACTGTAATAAGAAATGAAAAAGCAACAGAACAAGAAAAACAAATTATTTTAAAAACGTTATTAGAGATTGCAAAAGCGGAATTAAATGTAGCTTAATAAATATCAAGAAGCATAGCTGCATAGCTGTGCTTCTATCTGGAGGTAATCAATGCAAAAAATAATACTGTGCCTATTTTTCTTCATGTCTTTTTATAGTTTTTCTTCTGAAGATAAGATTATTGTAAAAAGTTATTTAGCTTTGAGAAATAGCAATATTTCTATTGAAAAAGATGCGGAATCTTTGCTCTTAGAATATCAGAAAAAAGGATACAGATTACTGATGATGGATATTGCTGGATCAAAGACTTGGATTTATGTATCTTATCATTTTTATAAAGACTAAGGATAATATATGGAAAATAAATTGGATATTTTAAGAGAAAAAGTAAAGAAACTTCTAAGATTGTCACAAAATAATCCCAATCAAGAAGAAGCTATTCTTGCTGCGGCAAAAGCTCAAGAATTGATTACAAAATATAACATAGAACTAGGAATTTGGAATGAAAATGATAATCGTGAAATTACTAAAAAAATTGTGAAATTGAAAAAATGGAAATCATGGCAAATAGATTTATCGGGAGAATTGTCAAGTAATTTTCGTTGTTTCTCTGCTTATAATCCAAATTTAAAAGAAATTCATTTCTTTGGAGAAATCAAAGACTTAATTGTCTTAGAAGAAGTTTTTACATTTTTGTTTGAAACTGGAGATTTTTTAGCTAATCAAAAAGTATACAAATTCAGGAAAAAATTTGGATCTGCGGTTGGAATTTATAAGTCGTTCATTCAAGGCTTTTTATTCGGTATTCATGAGCATATGAGTTTGCGAACAAAAGCTCTTATGGTTGTTCTTCAAAAAGATGTTATTGATTACTATGAAAAGCAAAAATTTCGTAAAAGTTTAAGAAACCATTATTTAGACAAAAAAGCAAAAAACTTTGATTTGGAGAGCTTTATGCAAGGTTACAAAGAAGGAAAAGAAATTTTAGAAAGAAAAAAATTAACTTAGGAGGGAAGCATGTGGAAATGCAAAAAATGCGGTAGCTACCACATTTCTGAAAAAGTAAAAGGCTCCGAAAGTTTTGAATATGATAAAACAGGAGAAAAAAATAATAAACTTATGGAGTGACTTAAAGTACAAAGCCATTTGTGAGTGTTGCAATAATACAGCGAAAAAATATACATTTAAATCTAATATTCAAGAAATAGCTGACTGGGTAGAGGAGGAATAAATGAAAATGAATAAGTTAGAAAAAATAAACGAACTCGCAGAAAATATTAAATATTATGTAAATGGAATTTCTGACATTCGTAAAAACGTTGATATAGATTTAGAGCATTTTGAAGAAGATAAAGAAGAGCTTTTCGTAAGGCTCGAAATAGATCAGAAATCTATAAGATTCGAAATAGATGAGAATGGAGAATTTTATATAGAAACTTCACCAAATACCTTTGAAACATTAGATGAAGCTAAATTCTGGAAGATTATGTACATTGAGAGTAATGGCTAGGAGATGATGAGTGATGAAATGTCTTTTTAAAAAAGAAGGTTTTATAAAACATTATGGAATCAAAACCTATGAAAAATATAAATAATATATAGATAAATTGGGACTTACAATATTTAAAAAATGGTGCGAGGTGGTGTTGGAATGAGAAATAGAGAATATAAATTTAGAATTTGGGATATTCTTAGTAGAAAAATGAGAACATGGGGAGATATTTTTTCTTTACCTGCTTGGGAAATTTTTCCGGGAACTCCAGAACAGAGATGTTTTGAGGTTATGCAATATACAGAAGTGAAAGACAAAAATGAAAAAGAAATTTATGAAGGAGATATTGTTTCTATAACTCCTTCTACGCTCGGAGAAAGTGAAATGATAGGAGAAGTTGTATTTAATGATGGATCTTTTCTTATAGATAATGGATATACTAGTGTCCTGTTATTTCAAGAAATGGCGACAATCGAAATACTGGGGAATATTTATGAAAATGGTGATTTTGACGCATTAAATATGAAAAAGGAGTAAAGATGAAAATGCTAACAGCAGAAATAGAGCTTGCTTTATTTCATTATTGTTTTAAAAAGAATAAAGCAATTCTTCCTCGAGTCCAAAGAGGATATATTGTCAATCACGAATGTGATATGCTTCTTTGTAGTAAAAATAATTACTTAACAGAAATTGAGATTAAAGTGTCCATCGCAGATATAAAAGCAGATTTAAAAAAGAAGCATGGTCACAATGATGATAGGTTGAAAAAAGTTATATTCTGTATCCCTCAAGAAATTTTAGAAAAAGCAGAAGAAATTATCCCAAAAAATTTTGGAATTTGGACTGTAGAATATAAAGAAGTTACAGTTTATCATTTTTATGAATCAAAAAAAGAATTTCAATATATTGTAAAAGAATTCAGAAAAGCACACATAAATAAAGATGTGCAGAAAGTGTCTGAAGAAATTGTTTGGGAAATGTGGAGATTATCTTCTCTACGATACTGGGCAACATTAAAAGAAAATATAGCTTTAAAAAAATAAAAAAATGAAGAAGGTAGAATTATGAAAGAAATTTACATGAGCCAAATTAAAAGAATAGCTATTCTTTGTTTAGAAGTCTTTGAAGAGTTAGACAATGTTTATCCTAACATGAGGACTGTGAAAAATAAAGAACGTGCTATTCAAAATACATTGAGAAAAATAACCGAAAATAAAAAAGAACAAAGAAAAATTTACGATGCTATTGAAAAAGAGATATTTAACTATGAAGATTGTACATATAAACCAATGTGCAATAATTTAAGAAAACTTGGATATACTGTTTTGGAAGGGAGATGACAGATGAAAAAAGTGGCTATCTATTGCAGAGAGTCAACAGAAAAACAAGACATTGATAGCCTAGTTTCACTGTGTGAAAGACAAGCTATTAAACTTGGTTTTCAAGAATATAAAATATACAAAGATGTAAAAACAGGCTATTCTAACGATAGAACAGAATATATAAACCTAGTTAATGATATAAAATCTAGAAAAATCAATGTAGTTATTACTTATGAAAGTGCAAGACTCGGAAGAGATGAATTAGAGCATCATATCCTATATAAAATCTTTAAAGACTACGGTGTAAAAGTTTATAATATGAGCCACGGCTGGGTAGATCCAAATAACGAAGATGATCTCTTCTTAGAAGGCTTACTAAATTTACTAGATGCTAGAGAGGGGAGAAAAACTGCTAGAAGAGTTCGTGACAGGATGAGAGAAATTTGTCAAAGTGGTAGATGGACAGGTGGACCTGCTCCATTTGGATACCGTTTAAAAAACAAAGAATTATTTATTGATGAAGAAAAGGCTATCATAGTAAGAGAGATATATAGACTTTATTTAGAAGGCATGCCAAGTTCAAAAATAGCAGCAATGTATGACTTTGAACCACGTCAAATAAGAAGAATGTTATCCAATCCTGTCTATGCTGGAAAATTAAAGTATCATCAAGTGAGAGTTGAAAATAAAAAGAAAATAGAATCAAAAGAATATGAAGTTTTTGATGGAATTCATGAAAAAATTATTTCAGAAGAAACTTTCCATATTGCCAACACCATGATAAAAAATACATCTACTACAAGATTTACCTATCCTGCTATTTTTAGAAATTTACTATACTGTAATTGTGGAAACAAGCTTTACCCGGCTATCGGCTATGGTCGTAGAACTTATAGATGTGTTCATAACTGTTTACGAGTAATCTATGAAGATGAAGTTCTAGTTGATGTCATAGAGTCAATAGAAAATATCCTTAATCAACTTGATTTAGATACTATTGATTCTCAAAAAAAAGAACTAGAAGAAAGAATTGTTTTTTATAAAAAAAATCTAACTTCTTTAAAAACTCAAATAGAAAATTTAACCAGGAAGTATATCTCAGAACAAATATCAGAAGAACTATATGACAAATTGAATAGTGAATTGTCTGAAAAAGTAAAGTTCGCAACTTCCGAAATTGAAAAACTAAATGCAAAATCTCTTCACGTTGATTCATCAGTTAGCAATAAAAAAATTATTCTAAAATATTTGGAAAAAATAAAAAAAGAAGAAGATAAAGATAAAATGAATCAATTCTTCTCTCTAATTATTGATAAGATTGTTTTTATAAATGGATACAGATTTATTATCTATATGAAAATTTAG